ATTAATGACTGATTTGAACACCAATCTCGGTTGCTTTTCAGCAACCTACATTAGATGCAAACAATTTGATGTAGATTTGATGGTTGGTTCCACCCCGGATGAGTGCTACACTAAGGTTGTGCAGCACAGACAGGTGACGTCCCGCGACGGCACCTGTTATCCTATGTCCCTGGCTCTTATCGAAGAGTCATACGCAGGCTGGTGCTTGGAAGCACCGAATCGCGCAGAACAAGATTATCGCGATTCTCTCGACCCTTTTACGTACTTCGTTGAGGTGATGTACTCGAATGCAGTGGAACGCGCTCTTGCGTATGAGCGCTCTCTGTTCATTGCTATTCAACACCTCGTCGTTGTACAGGACTCGGCACGTTTGGAACTCGTTATACGTGCCATTCCAGCCTTTCTTGCTTTCTCAGGGGAGAAGCAAGCTAAGGTGACCCTTGCTGATTGGGCGGCCCGGTTGTTACGCCAGGAGCGGCCCCCAATAATCACTGTGAAATCTTTCCTTTCGTCACAAGATGACGAGCCTACGGGTCCATCCGTTGTGTTACCACAATTGATGTACGGAGGCATTACGAAGTCTCGATTAAATCGAGCCGTCCTTGGAAAGTCTCTTCTTCGTCGCGCTGAGCTGGCTCAGTGTTTCTTGATGGCGAAGAAGGGTTGTGCTGAGGTCCCGTCGCATTTTGTTGCGGAGACGCTACAGAAGCACAAACAGAGGCTTACGAAACCTCTCAGTGATTTGGCAGTTGAACCGGATTGGTTCTTGGATCAGATTTGTCGCACGGTGAATGAGGTCTTTCCTAAACGGAAAGAGGTTTTTGACATGGAAGGTCTACCTCATATTGTCCACTGGCGTCCAGGTCGTCGTTTGTTGGTCCCTTCAATGCGGGCCTCCCACCTAACGGCGGGTAAGCACTTCGGTGCTCTTAACGATAACCTGTGGCGTTGGAAAAGAATATCTGATTCTCTGGTTCTGCCTCAGCTCTCTGCCATGTTTGACAGAGCTGGAAAAGTGGAGTCCTTTTACGGATGTGATGATTTGGTCAATGACCTAATCGATCGGTCTTTCGAAAATTATTTTGAGCCTAAATATGTTCACTGTCATGAGAGACAGTATGATGAAAAGACTGGTGACCCAATCGATAAGGTCCATCCGTTGTTGCGTCGGTCGAGATGCCGTGTTGTCCCTGTGAAAGAAGCACTTAAAGTGCGTGTTGTAACGTGTGGAGAAGCGGAGTTGTATTATTTTGGAAAGTACATACAGAAGTTCCTTTGGTCCGTTTTGAGCAAACATCCCGTCTTTCGTTTGACGGGACAGCCTTGTACAGAAGAGATTGTATCACAACTTGTTAATAACAGTCCAGCGGGTTCGTGGTTCCTTTCGGGGGACTACGAAGCCGCGACTGATCTCTTAGCTGGCTGTGCCTCTGAGGCCTGTTGGACCGCGATCGTTGAGCGTTGTGGCATGG